ATATATGAGTAAAGATGATCTAATTTCATCTGAAACTCTTATTTCACTTAAATTAGTGTTTAAATCAAATAAAGATTCATTAATAACTGATCCAAAATTGGGTTCAAATGGTTTTTCACCAAGAATTGTGAAAATTATGTTCCTTACAGACCTTTTTATAGCGTCTTCATTGCGAATTGTCACCACATCATTCGTCACAGGATGACGTTTGAAGGATAAGTTGATATCTTTGAATGCCCTAGAAGCCACTATTTAACACAAAAAGTTTCCTGTTTTTATTTATACCGCTTTTTTTATCTTTTTACGACTCGAATTCGATATTTTTCCGATTCTAAAGCGTTAATAATATATTTAGCACTAATTCTAGGGTCTTTTTCACCGCAAGTGAAGAAATCTGCGTTCATTCGACCAAATTCAGGCCAAGTATGACAAGAAACATGACTTTCAGCGAGTGCAAAAAGACATGTAACACCACATGGACTGAATTTATGTGTATATTCATTCAATATTGTCATCTCTGACTTCAAAATTGCACGAGTAAAGATGTCACGAAGGAAATTTGGACTATTTAAGTCTTCAAAATACCCATCGTAGACATCTAATATGAGATGTTCACCCATTTCATCCCAATTCTGGTTCATTTAAGTCAATTTTAAAGTCACCACCATAAAAATCAGCGTTCATATCAGTTCCTCCAGCGCCTACTTCAATGTCAGTAGACCTTTCTTTCGCTGTTTTCCAGAAATAATTCTCTTCTGAACCCAATCCATCACGATCATGACCGTTTTCAACCTGATAATATACGGTTGATACCTTAAAATCGGGAGTCTTAGGTGTCTCAGGAGTGATACTGTTGTCATAAATCCTCATTCTGTTGTTTGGATAGAGGCAAAACTGTCCATTATCCAATTCGAGAAGGTTATGAGACTTATGTTCAGCAGGTTGTTCACTGGTTGAGTAGTCAACAGCATCCACATCGGAATGATAATTGTCCAAAGTGCAAATATAAGTGCCTGTTTGGTTGCCAAAGTCTCTTGTATACACTTCATAGTGCATTGATCCGATGAATTGCTTCTGAACTGCGACAACTCCATAGTCCATACAGTTCCAAAACTGTAAATTATGCAGCGTCATATCAGGATCGGGTATCTCAGGTGACGAGAGAAAAGCGGATATGGGCAATTTATCAAACATCGCAGCATAATCAGGCAAATACGTCTCAAAATAAAAGGCACGACCAGGAATACTCTTCGCAGATACCCATACTCCCTTTACAAATTCGCCATGTCCACTCTTATGGTCGGTTAAGTACTCTTTTCTCACCCAAACTTCATAAGAAGGAAGATTCGTAATTAACGTAGACATTTAACGACCCTGCCCCCTGTATCTTTTACGAGCCGAGTTACGGGACGTTGCGGAGTATTTCGAGTGTTTTCCCCGCCCTTGACGAGTTTTTTTGGGTCTTGACTCAGTAACATAAGTACTGCCCATCATTCCTGATCTTTTAGCCATTGTTTAGTGGTTCCTCAATATAAGGTTCATAAGTAATATCTTTTGCTGTGAGTGTCTTATTATAATAGCACTCAACTGCAAGGTCTTCCATAATGTCAAAGAGTTCTGACTCAGATACATTCCAGAAGATAACTTTGCCTTTGCGGAGAACGTTGTAACGGTCTCCTACTTTTTTTTCTTTTTGCGGTTTTCCCATTGATTGAATACAAAGAGTCCGATTGCGATCCATAATATAATTGTAAATCCGTAATTTCCCATGTTATGAATGTGGATTATAATACCGTAATAACAAGTACAATATCGCCATTATCAGCAGTATTGAGATAATTGCAATCATATCACTCTTGTCTTCTCATGTCCAACTCTTACCTGTGGGTCACACCAGATTTCAAATCCTGCTTCTTTTGCATCGAGGCAGAATGATACATCTTCACCGCACATATCTTGAACTTCTCCTGATTCAAATACCTGCATCTTTGGTGCAAACCAAGGATAAGGCATTTCAGCGTGTTCAAAGACACCTTTCTTAATTAATAACCAACCGAAACCAGTATAGTCAACTGTAAATGGTTTCTTTCTTTTACTTATACTTTCAATCGTTTCATGATTCATTACACCTCCGTTTGTGCGGAAATCATCTTCTTCTAACCAGTGTGCAACTGATGTTGTCTTTCCATCTTCTGTACAATACCAACCTGCTGCAATATCTTTATCCATAAGAAGTATCTGATAGAACTTCTCAACATTGAATACGATATCAGAGTCAATCCATAATTGATAATCATAGTTTAACTTACCATCCCAAGGTAACTGGTCAGGTCCTCGAAGAACGTTGGCACCAAGACACTTACATCGGGCAAAATTTACCATTGATGAATAATCTTGACTTATCTGTATACTTGCACCACTCTGTACCAAATCAAAACAAAGAGATACAAAACTCTTTAGAAATTGATATGAGACACCTCGACCAGGTAGACAGAATACAACTGTCTTTCCTTTTATCATCTCTTTTGCTTTGACATAATCAAACTCTGGTTTCGGTGCTGCCTTTTTTGGTTTTGGGTTCTTTGCTTTTACTGTAAATCCTTTCGCCATAATATGTTGTAATTACACTTCTATTTTAACTCAGAATATGTATATTGTCAATAAGAATTAAGATGGTGATGTAGACCGTACCGATATATTTCCAGAGATACTAATTCTTTCTTCCTTACAATCATAAAATGGATATACAGTATGTTTTAAGTTTGCAGGAAAAAATAACATTCCTCCTTCCATCTCAGGAGACATATAATAAGTATGAGTTGTAATCTTACCAAGATGATTTGTATAAACAAATTGAAAGTTAGATACAGTTGAAGAAGTTGAATGAGTACTACGAGGAAGTTTCTTCTGATCTTTCCAATCAGTTGGTATCTTCATCCAGATTACAAAACTAAAAATACCTCCGTGTTCATGTAATGGATTATAATCTCCTTCGTGTTGATAATTTACCCACCAATCACTTAAGTAGGCTTCCATATTTGATGATACACTCGGAGTTAATTTAATTTGATCACTAAAGATTGAATTACCATACACCTTGATCCAGTGTTGAACGAAAGGATCTATGATTGTATTATAAAAAGTATTATCTTTTTCTAACGCATAACTTCCATATAAATTACCTGCAAGATGTGGATAAGGTTCTTGACTTCTCTTCTCAATACAACTCCAAAGTAGATCCATATGTGTTTCAGTTAGTTTTGTTTCCAACCAACCAGGATCTACACTTTTGATTTTCAATGTCATAATATAAGATTTAAGTTAATAAGAACTCTCTTCAATCACTGTGGTGGTAGTTTCGCTTACTTCTGAGTAGGTCAACTCCTCTCTCCAGTATGACCAATATATTTTATTCCATATAGTTTCAAATTCTTCTTCATTCAAGTTTTTAAAAAGACACTTATCATTTAGATAGATGTGGTAACTTTTCATTCTTCCTCTTCGAGTATGTGTATGCCATCAATATCAATGAACCATTCAAGATTCAATCCTTCATACCAACCATATTCGTTCATCATCCACTCAGGAATCGTTAACTTATACTCTCCTGTGATTGGGTCGATTGTGATGGGTTGGATTTGAGATTCAGAATCGTGCTTCATTCATATCGTTCACTTCTTCCAGTATATAGTACCTTTGTATTTTTTGCAAGCGACCCCTGTGGGCATTTTTACACACGAAAAAATTTCTGTACCCCCTGTGTAAATTAAGTCGGTTTTCCATAGCTCAGTCGATTTGGGTCGTTTATAGCTTAATGGTACCTAGCGGATTTACATAAAAAAGGCGGGGCATCACCCCGACCTGCTGACCACGAACGCACAGAGGGGTTAGAATACCCTCTGACCGAGTGCGACAGGTCTGTCGCCATACTCTCCGCAGTGCTTACCCCATGCGTCTAAGGTTTCAGCGTATCCGTATATATCTGAAAGTGCTAAACAGATTTCAGTTGCTTGCCAACTGTCTGTTTGAGTTTCTGTTTCAAGTGCTTGGCCTTGAGAATTATAAGCGGTTGTTGTAAATAACATAATAAAGAGGAATTAATTTATATACTTAGTATAACCCCAATCTTTCACGAATGGGGTTAATTGTTACGAAACCGATATATTTACTTATATGCGGTTAACGGGTGGGGTCGGTTCTCACAGTATTTAATTGAACTAACGCACCACCCCGTTTTTTCTGTAATTTTTTCAATCAGTGCTTCTTCTGGGTCTAACCATTCAGAATCTACCCACCATAACCCCAGAGCGTTATCCGTGATAAATTCCTGCTCCTGCTCTGTGATTGTTCCCATAGAGTCCGTAAAGTCGAACTCTATTTTTTCTACAATGAAGTGTGGCATTACCCGTAAACCTTGGGTAATGCGTACTTGCTACAGGGGTGGGGGTTGTCAGGTGTACAACCGAATGAAGCGAAAAACGCATCCATCATACCTCTGTTAACTTCGGGGTCGTCAAAGTCAACTCCTCCGATATGGTCAACACCCCATTCAGAAATTTCTGTAATGAATGTGTCGAAGTCTTCGCAGATATATGCGATATCATAGAAAGATTCCTTTTCTTGGATTCTTTGGATTAATCTTTGTGTTTTAGTAGTCATAGGGAATAATGAACTTTACTCTTTAATTATAGCGAAAAATGGGGGAAATAAACCCCCCAAATATTAAATCTTTGTTAAGACTTGTTCGCTTGCGGGTGTGAATCCGTCAACACCTAATTCCGCTAATAAACAGCGGTCATGTAGAGAATCACAGATTTCTGTTAATTCTTCGCTACTTGCTCCCTGTGTAGGGTCGTAGTCAACCCACCCGTCAGAGGGGTTGTTTATGTCGGCAATTTCAACGCACTGGTCAAACTTGTTGTAACGTGCTATTAATGAAATGTCCCCCTTAATATAAAGGGGTTGTTTGTTAATTCCGTTCATAATTAGTGCCTGTCTGAGATGTACCATACCCCATAATTGTTGATTCTTTGGGGTTCAAAGTTTCTTAAAGACATTTCCTTAAGTACTGTCTGAACAACTGGGTTGTCCATCGCTGATTGATTTACTAGGACTTTTCCGTCGTAGATTGGTTGTAATTTGTCGTTGAACATAAGAGGTTTGTTTAACTACTTTTATTATAGCGAATAAAAGGGGGTTTCAACCCCCCTGTGTGTGAATTGAAACAATTAGTTACATTCTTCAATTACTTCATTCATTTCTTCAATATTCGCTTCCCCCCAGTCTGCTCCGTCAGGTGTAGCGAATGACCCTATCATTGCTTGCATCTCATATAAAAAGTCCATATAATCCTTACAATCTTTGGCGATGTTGTAAAAACATTCATCATTGCGAATCCATAGGGAAACATTCCAAGTAGTCCAATCGTGCCAACCATTAAATTTTT